CCGCGAAAATCGCGAAGCAGGCGACCCCGTCGGCCGAGGAGTTCAAGCAGCTCATCGCCGCCTGGGCGGATGACCCGGTCCTCTTCGTGAAGACCGCGCTCGGCGCCACGCCCGAGGCGTGGCAGGCCGAGGCGCTCGAGGCGGTGCGCGACCACGACAAGGTCGCCATCCGCAGCGGTCACGGCGTAGGCAAGACCACCTATCTCGCGTGGCTGGTGCTCTGGTTCTTGATGACGCGCCACCCCGCGAAGATCGCCGCCACGGCGAACACGGCGCACCAGCTGAGCGACGTGCTCTGGTCCGAGATCGGCAAGTGGCACCGCCGGATGCCGGAGGTGCTGCGGCGGCTGCTGGAGGTGAAGAGCGACAAGGTCGAGGTGGTCGGCGTGCCGGACAGCTTCGCGGTGGCCCGCACGGCCCGCCGCGAGCAGCCCGAGGCGCTGCAAGGCTTCCACAGCACCAACATGCTGTTCGTCATCGACGAGGCGAGCGGCGTCGACGATCTCGTGTTCGAGGTAGGCCAAGGCGCGATGTCGACCGCCGGCGCCAAGACCGTGATGACCGGCAACCCGACCAGGACGTCGGGCTACTTCTACGACGCCTTCCACCGCATGTCGGCCAGCTGGAAGACCATGCGGGTCGGCTGCGCCGACAGCACGCAGGTCTCGGCGGGCTTCCTCGCGGAGATGGCGCAACGCTACGGCGCCGGCTCCAACGTCTACCGGGTCCGCGTCGAGGGCGAGTTCCCGCTGGCGGACGACGACAGCGTGGTGCCGTCGCATCTGATCGCCTCTGCGATGGACCGCGACATCGAGCCGTCGCCGACCGCCCCGATCATCTGGGGCCTCGACGTGGCGAGGTATGGCGACGACCGATCGGCGCTGGCGAAGCGCCAGGGCGAGAAGCTGCTCGAGGTCCGGACGTGGCAGGGCGCGGATCTGATGGAGACGGCGGGGCGCGTCTACAACGAGTACCAGGTCTGCACGTTCAAGACCCGGCCGGCGGCGATCTACGTCGACAGCATCGGCCTGGGCAGTGGCGTGCTCGACCGCCTGCGCGAGCTCGGGCTGCCGGTGCGTGGCGTGAATGTCTCGGAGGCGCCGGCTGTCGGCGAGCGCTACCTGCGCCTGCGCGACGAGCTCTGGTTCCGCGTGCGCGAGTGGCTTGAGGCGCGCTCGTGCGCGCTGCCGAAGGACGACGAGCTGGCGGCCGAGCTCTGCACGCCGCGGTTCAAGATCCTGTCGACCGGCAAGCTGAAGGTCGACTCGAAGGACGAGATGAAAAAACGCGGCGGCAAGTCGCCGGACCGCGCGGACGCTGTCTGCCTGACCTTCGCGGCGCCCGGCGCCGCGTTGTCGACGGGCTCGAGCGGCGCGTGGACGTGGAAGAAGAAGCTCGAGTACGCGCCGGGCGCGTGGATTGTGTGAGGGCGAGTAGATGGCTGGTCTGCTGGACGATACCGGCTACACGCGTGCCACCGTCCTTCCCTACCGTACCAACGACGCGACCGGCGAGCAGGAGTTCGCGCTGCCTGGCCTGCTGGCGTCGCCGATGCAGGCATGGGTTCGCGCGCTCGACGCTGCGCGTGCAGGCAGGCAGGTCGATCCGATCGACGCCCTCGAGGTGGCTGGCGCCGGCGTGACCGGCGGGCTGCTGGCGCCGGTGCGTGCGGGGCGTGGCGTGGTGATGGGGGCGGGGCCGGTTGTCGAGCGGCGAGCGTCGACCAGGTTCCCGACTGCCGCCAAGGCGACCGAAGATCCGGTGGCGACGCAGTTGTCGATCGGGTTGCCGGAAATGCGGGCGTCTCCAACGTTCGACCACAACGTCTCTCTGCTGTCTCAGTATCCCGGTTTCGCGCGGCTTCGGTTCATGGAGCCAGATGAGGCGGCGCAGCAATACGTTCGGCAGACGGCAGACAATCTGAAGTGGCTCTATCGGAACGCTCCCGAGAGCATGCAGCAGAGGTCGCCGAATTGGTACGACGGGGCGAGCGATTTCTCGCAGGCGCTGTCGCAGCGTTATGGCGTTCCGACGCCGTCGTCGTCTGCGGCAGTGGCAACCCTGTCGCCGCAGAAGGACTGGTTCCAGAACGCATCTCTGGCTGAGCGCGTTGGCGACATCGTGATGGGACCGGCGTCGAGCCGGATCATGACGCCGGACATGCGCGACATCGCGCGGTACGCGCCGGGCCTGCAGTCTGAGCTGAACCAGGAATTGTTCCGCAGGATCGCCGGAAAGACGCTGTCGCAACTACAGGCGCCGGACGAGCGCGCGCTGTGGATCAGGCTCTATGACGAGGCGCACAACCCGCGCCATTACCGCGTCATGTCTCCCGAGGGGCTGCTCGGCGACTTCGCGCGCAACGCCGACGGGTCGCCGTCGAAGGTCGCGTGGGGGTCTCTGGGAGAGATCGGCAAGGCCGCGCAGGCGTATTCGAGCGGCGGCGACATGGCGATCATCTCGCCGCTGCTCGGCACGCGCCACAAGGTCAGGAACTTCTACAACAACATCGAGCTGCCTAACGACCTGCGGTTCGGCGATGTCACTGCCGACACGCATCAAGTCGCGGCTATGCAACTGCGGCCGCTCTCCGGTGCTTCGCCAGCGGTGACGCACAACCTGGCGACCAGCATGCCGCCGGCCTTCCAGCCGCCTGGCTACAGGGCTGCCGCGACGTCTTCGATCGACGGCGTCCAGGGAACCTACGGCCTCGGTGCCGACGCGACGCGCCTTGCCGCAAGCGAGGTCGGCTTGTTGCCGCGGCAGATGCAGTCTGCTACTTGGGAGCCTGTGCGCGAGCTGTTCACGCCCGAGTTCAAGACGCAGGCGAACTCGGCAGTGATCGACTCGATCTGGAACGCTTACGACCGAGGCGCAATCAACATCGATGAAGCGCGACGTCGCATCCTTCAGTATTCCGGCGGAATTGGCCGCCCTTCGTGGGACCAGTCCGGTTCTGGATGGGCTCCTGCGTCGAGGAGTTCTACCTACCGCTGACGAGTACATCCAGATGAACTGGATGGGCGAGCCGCCGGAAATCATCGAAGACGAAGAAGAGCTGCTGGTCATCGAGACCCTGCGGCATCTCGAGGCAAGCAAGTCCTGACATCGTGCGCCCTCGCGGGCGCATGCAGATAGATCACCGTGCGCCACGAGGCGCTGCGGCGTTTTCACATGCTCGGAAATGGACGTTGTTGATGGACATCCCCGGCGTGCAGATCGAGATTGAGACCGGCGAGGACGATGCCGCTCCCGCGTCCACCGAGATGATGGACGACGGCGAGCTGCAGTCCGTCCTGCGCGCAGAGTTCGACGACGCGCGCGACTACCACACCAACCAGCTGGGCAACGAGCGCCAGAAGGCTGGCGACTACTACCTCGGCGCCAAGTTCGGCAACGAGCAGGAAGGTCGCTCGTCGGTGGTGTCGACCGAGGTCGCCGACACGATCGAGTACGTCATGCCGTCGCTCATGCGGATCTTCGCGTCGACCGACGAGGCGGTGCGGTTCATGCCGCGGGGGCCGGAAGACGTCGAGGCGGCCGAGCAGGCGAGCGAGTACGTCAACTGGGTTCTGAACAACGAGAACGCCGGCTTCACGATCCTGCACAACTGGTTCAAGGACGCGCTGCTCAACAAGATGGGCGTGGTCAAGTTCTGGTGGGACGAGAAGGTCGAGACGTCGACCGAGGAATACGAGGGCCTGAGCGATCCCGAGTTCGCGCTGCTGGTGAGCGACCAGGCGGTCGAGGTCGTCGAGCACGAGCAGAAGGTGCTGCAGGCCGCGGTCATCGATCCGATGAGCGGCGTGATGGTGTCGCCGCAGATCGTGTCGCACGAGGTGACGGTGCGCCGCCGCCGCAAGTACGGCTGCATCAAGATCGACAACGTGCCGCCCGAGGAGTTCTTCGCAAACAAGCGTGCGCGCTCGCTCGAGGACGCGCGCTTCGTGGCGCATCGCGTCGAGATGACGGCGTCGGACCTCATCGCGATGGGCTACGACCGCGACCTGGTCGAGAGCAAGGCCGGCGCGACGTCCGACCTCGAGACCGACGCCGAGCGCAGCCGGCGCTTTGCCGACCTCGCGAAGAACGATCCGGCGGATGACTCGCAGCGCACCGTGCTCGTGACCGAGTGCTACGCGCGCGTGGACTACGACGGCGACGGCATCGCCGAGCTGCGGCGCATTGTGTGCTTCGGCGAGGACATGGAGGTGGCGGCGAACGATCCGTTCGACCACATCCCATTCGCGGTAGTGTCGCCGATCCTCATGCCGCACAAGCTCGTCGGCCGCTCGCTGGCCGAGCTCGTGATGGACCTGCAGCTGATCAAGTCGACGGTGCTGCGCCAGCTGCTCGACAACCTCTACCTCTCGAACAATTCGCGCGTGGTCGTGGTCGACGGCCAGGTGAACCTCGACGACCTGCTGACCAACCGCCCCG